AATTCCACAAAATGTGCCTGGCACAACAAAATATATCTATCGAAGTCCATCCAATAATGATGGTGTTCAAGGACAATTCCGAATAGCAACATATGCTGCTCCTGCATCTTTACAAGCCAATACTGCTCGCGATCAAGCGAACACAGCAAGAACTCAAGCAAACACTGCTCGCGATACTAGTAACAATTCATATGTGCAAGCAAACAGCGCTTATGATCAGGCGAATACTGCTCGCAATACTGCAAACAATGCCTATGTTCAAGCGAATGGTGCGTATGCACAAGCAAATAATGCAGCAAATACTGCAAGAGTTTCAGCGAACAGTGGATCAACACTAGACGCAAAACATCTTAATTTCATTAATTCAGCAAGTGTGTTTGTTTCTGTTACTCCTTCTGGAGACGGAACTAATGCGAATATTTCATTTATAACTTCTGGTGCGTCAATTGGCGATGCTTATGTTCAAGCCAACGCAGCAAGAGATCAGGCGAACACTGCACGTGAACAAGCGAATACAGCAAGAACGCAAGCCAATACTGCTCGCGACACTGGCAATAATGCATATGCTCAAGCGAATTCTGATTATATGTCAGCTGAAGCATATAGTATTACTGTTACTGAACCAAACCCCGTAGGATTTGTATTCAGAACATTTGAAGATGGCGGCTCCAGTGGTGCCGTATACACTGCCTGGGATAGTCCCGCGACGCAAGCAAATCCAAGTCTATGGCTTCGACCTGGCAGCACTATTGCATTTAGATTAGTTGATTTGGTATCTCCATTAAACGGACCTCAAGGTTTTGCACTTTATTCTGATTCTTATACCAGCCTAGTATCTTCTGGATTAACTCATGTCGCGCTTGACGGTACACTAAGTGTTGGTACAAGTGCACAAAACAAACAAACTGGCACGTTATACTGGACAATACCATCATCAGCTGCTGGTTCAACTTATTATTATGGATCCAATCAGGGGAACGGAAACCTTTATCGTGGACAATTCTATGTAGATTATTATGCTGCTAGTGTACGAAATCTAGCAATGGATGCATTTAATCAAGCAAACACTGCTCGCGACCAAGCGAACACTGCAAGAACACAAGCAAATAATTCGTACCTTCAAGCAAATACCGCTCGAGATCAAGCGAACACTGCCAGAGATCAAGCGAATACTGCTCGTGGTCAAGCAAATAACGCTTACGCCGAAGCCAATCTTAAATTAAATCTAACTGGCGGTACGATAAATGGATCGTTAAATATTTCTGGTAACTTATTTGTTACTGGCAATACGACATTTATTAATACATCAACGTATACAGTTGATGATCCACTAATTTATCTAGCTGCAAATAATATACTCACTGATATTGTTGATATTGGATTTGTCGGCGCTAAAAACTCAGGCTCATCAGTAACGCATACTGGTTTCGCGCGCGATGCTGGTGACGGAATATGGTATTTGTTTGATAACCTAGCAAATTCTGGTCATGAGAATAATGTGATCGACTTTGCGAATACTTCACTCGCAACTCTTCGAGCAAATATTGATGCAAATAGTATCACTCTTGTGAGTAATACTGTTGCTACACATGCTAATTTAATTTTTGCATTTAATCAAGCAAACACTGCGCGTGATACAGCAAATAATTCTTATGCTCAAGCAAATGTAGCACGCGATACTGCGAATGGTGCCTATGTGCAAGCAAATGGTGCTTATGCTCAGGCAAATGGTGCGTACAATCAGGCGAATGGTGCTTATGCTCAGGCGAATGGTGCTTATGCTCAGGCGAATGGTGCTTATAATCAGGCGAATGGTGCTTATGCTCAGGCGAATGGTGCATATAATCAAGCCAATAATTCTGCGAACACGGTTCGTGTTTATGCAAACAGCGCTGGTGAACTTTCAAATAAATTCCTAAACTTCATCAATACTGCAAGTATTCAAGTCGATGTCAGTAGCGTTGATGGAAATGCAAATATAGCCTTTAATACGACTGGTGCTGCAGTTGCTGACGCTTATGCTCAAGCAAACATAGCACGCAATACCTCTAATAGTGCATATGCTCAAGCAAATAACGCATATAATGCAGCTAATAATGCAACGGTAAGAGTCTCAGCCAATTCAGGATCCATAACTGTAACACCTAATATCAATTTCATCAATACATCAACTGTTTCCGTTTCTGTTGTATCTGGCGATAATGGTAATGCAAATGTTTCGTTAATATCTTCTGGATCGCAACAGTTTACATATGATACAACAACTACCTCTGCCGAAACAGTTGACAGTTGGTCAGCTTCGACTTATAGAAGTGGTAGATATCAAATGCAAGTGGAAAACCTATTTGGGTTTTTGGCACTTGAAATTATGCTGTTACATGATGGGGCAACGACAAATTTGGTCAAATATGCTGAAACAACTATTGGTAGTGGTGTTGGTACATTCTCTTCAGATATTAGCAGTGGATTGGTCAGACTTCGATTTACACCGAATGATCCAACTTCACAATTAACTTACTATAAATCATTGTTAACCAGTAGAATATCATCAGACGCGTTGCCAATCGATTTAATGACTGGATCAATAGTATTTGATTTAATGAACAGCTTCTCACTATCCCCATCAGACTTAAATGCATAATTGAAAATAATAAATAAAGGTACTTCATAGAGAGATCTTAAATGGCAACAACATTACAATTCCGAAGATACGATACGGCAAATATCGCTAATTTAACTGGTGCGGTTGGCGAAATCTTTATTGACATGGATAAAGATACCGTCGTTGTACAAGATGGATCTACGGCAGGCGGCTTTCCGTTAGCCAGAGAAGGTGCTTACATACAAGCGAATAATGCACGAGATCAAGCCAATACAGCTCGTGATCAAGCAAATACATCACGCGATCAAGCAAATACTGCTCGCAACCAAGCCAACAATGCTTATGCAGAAGCCAATCTAAAAGTTAATTTAACTGGTGGAACAATCAGTGGTAATTTAGTAATCACTGGCAATTTAGAAGTTCTCGGAAATAGTACAACTCTTAATGTTGAAACATTATCAGTTGAAGACAATGAAATTATTCTTAATTCAAACGTAACTGGTTCTCCAACTTTAAATGCCTATATTTCTATCAATCGTGGAACAGATCCAAATGCAAATCTAGTTTGGGATGAAGACACAAATCAATGGAAATGGAATGATGGTGATGGAGTATTTTATGCGCTAGACTCATCACTAGATGCATATGCTCAAGCAAACACTGCTAGAGATACAGCTAACGGTGCTTATGCGCAAGCCAACGGTGCTTATGGTCAAGCGAACGGTGCATATTCTCAAGCCAACGGAGCCTATGCTCAGGCTAATGGCGCATATGCTCAAGCAAATAGTGCAAGAGATGTAGCCAACGGAGCATACGCCCAAGCCAATGGTGCATATAGTCAAGCCAATACTTCTGCAAACACGGCTCGTGTTTATGCAAACAGTGCTGGTGAGTTGTCGAATAAGTTCCTAAACTTCGTAAATACAGCAAGTATTCAAGTCAGTGTTTTCGATAATGCTGATGGTAATGCAAATATCTCCTTTAGTACGACTGGCGCTGCTGTTGCTGATGCTTATGCACAAGCCAACGCTGGTTATGCTCAAGCAAACACTGCTAGAGATACAGCTAACGGTGCTTATGCGCAAGCCAACGGTGCTTATGCACAGGCTAACGGTGCTTACACCCAAGCCAATGGAGCCTATGCTCAAGCAAATGGTGCTTATGCCCAGGCAAATGGAGCCTATGCTCAGGCAAACTTAAAAGTTTCTCTTGCTGGTGATACGATGACAGGCAACTTAAATGTTGCTGCTAGTTTGATAACTCAAAATATTGAGCCTAATTTAAATGTCACATATGATATTGGTACTCCAACTAAACGATTTAAAGATCTGTATCTAAGTAACAGCACAATTTATCTTGGTGAAACAGCACTATCTGCTTCTGGCGATGAGGTGCGCGCCAATGTATTCAATGCTGCTGTGTCAGTATTAGTAAGTGGTGTCAATGTTCTTGATACTGCCAACGGTGCATACGCTCAGGCAAATGGTGCTTATGGACAAGCAAATGGCGCATACGGACAGGCTAATGGAGCGTACTCCCAAGCCAACGGAGCATATGCTCAAGCCAATAGTGCCAGAGATGTTGCTAATGGAGCCTATGCTCAAGCCAATGGTGCTTATGGACAAGCCAATGGAGCCTACGCTCAAGCAAATGGTGCCTATGCGCAGGCTAATGGTGCTTATGCTCATGCTAATGTTGTATATGCACAAGCAAATGCAGCGTATGACACTGCTAATCTTAAACTGAGCGGGGGCGGCGGATCTATAAATGGTGATTTGACAATCACAGGAAATTTATTTGTAACAGGATCTAACACATTACTTAATGTCAGTAATTTGTCTGTAAATGATTCTATCATTTTCTTAGCAAATGGACAGGTTGGTGATGCGTTTGATATAGGATTCGTTGGTCACTTTGATCGCGGCGCAACACCAACTCACGCTGGTTTGATTCGTAAATCAACAGACAATCAATTTTATCTTTTCGATAATTATGAAGTAGAACCTACAAATAATATTATCGACATCAATGGAAATAATTTTAGAACTGGTAACTTAAAACTTAACACAATAAATGCTGTTACGTTTGTCACCAATGCAGGATTAAATGTCACTGATCAAGCCAACTCCGCCAGAGATCAAGCAAACACCGCTAGAGGACAAGCAAACAATGCATATGCTGAAGCCAACCTCAAGGTAAATCTTTCTGGCGATACGATGACTGGTACATTGAATGTGCAGCATCTTATTCCGACTGCAAATGTTACATATGATCTTGGAACGTCTACAAAACGATTTAAAGATTTGTATCTCAGTGGGTCGACAATTTATATCGGTGAAACAATATTGTCTACCTCTGGCGATGAGATGCGCGCAAATACATTCAATGCCGCTGTTTCATTCTTAAGTGCAGGTTTAAATGTTCTTGATCAAGCCAACTCTGCTCGCGATACAGCAAATGGTGCTTATGCACAAGCCAACGGAGCCTATGCGCAAGCGAATGGTGCTTATGCTCATGCGAACATTGTTTATGCTCAAGCAAATGCTGCATATGCTCAAGCGAATGCAGATTATCAACCAGCCGTCACTCGCCTTGATGTAACAAACAATGGCGCGACAGCATATCGTTTTGATCAATATGGCGCAGCAACTGATGATCCAACACTCTATGTTCGTGCTGGTGAAACTATTGCATTTAATCTAAACAATGCTGGTCACCCATTTGCGATTCGTGTCTCAAACGGTGGTTCGAACTACGACACTGGATTGACGCACGTTGCAACTGATGGCACAGTAAGCACTGGTTCCTCTGCTCAAGGTAAGGTTTCTGGAACACTTTACTGGAAAGTTCCATATACACTTGGCGGAAGCACTTATGTTTACCAGTGCACTGTGCATAGTGGTATGGTCGGCAACATTGTGATTGAGCCAGATTCAACAGTAATCTACGTTCAAGCCAATGCTGCATATGCTCAAGCCAACGGCGCATACGGACAGGCTAATGGCGCATATGCTCAGGCTAATGGTGCTTATGCACAAGCCAACGGAGCCTATGCGCAAGCGAATGGTGCTTATGCTCATGCGAACATTGTTTATGCTCATGCGAATAATTCATATGATCAAGCAAATACTGCAAGAGATACTGCGAATGGTGCTTATGCTCAAGCAAATGGTGCATATGCGCAGGCGAACGGCGCATATGCACAAGCGAACGGCGCTTATGCTCAGGCGAACGGCGCTTATGGTCAAGCAAATTCTGCTGCAAATACTGTTCGAGTTTCAGCTAATGGTGAATCAACATTAGATGCAAAACAACTAAATTTTGTAAACACAACTTCTATTCAAGTTATTGTTGCTTCTGCAGCTGATGGCACAAATGCTAATATCTCGTTTACAACAGGTACTGCTTCGGTTGGTGACGCTTATGCTCAAGCGAATGCAGCATTCGCTAAAGCGAATACTGCGGGTGGTGGTGGATCTGATGGGTTTATACTCCATATTTTTGGTATAACATAATAAATAATATTATTCTTTTATTTTTGAGATAAAAAAATGGGAATCCCAACAACACGCACAGAACTTAAAGATTATTGCCTTCGTCGTTTGGGATTTCCAGTTATTGACATTAATGTTGATGACGACCAATTAGATGATCGCATTGATGATGCATTAAACAAATATCGCGAGTTTCATTACGATGGAACTGAAGATTGTTATCTTGCGCATAAAGTAACTACATCAGATCAAACAAATCGTTACATTAGACTCTCTGATAATATAATTGGCATTTCAAGAGTAATGCCAATCACTGGTGCTAGCATCAGTTCACAAGGAACATCTGGATTTAATATTTTTGACATTAATTATCAAATTAGACTTAACGATTTTTATAATTTATTAGCAAGTTCTTACACATATTATTATATTGCCAGACAACATTTATCAATGTTAGATATGATCGTAACTGGTGAAATCCCATTTAATTTTAATAAAAAAACTAAACGTCTTGATATCTATATGGATTGGGATTCAAGAGTAAATCCAAACGATTATATTGTTTTTCAAGGATTTAGAATTGTTGATCCGGAAGTTTATGATAAAATTTATTCTGATCAATGGTTAAAAGAATATACCACTGCATTATTTAAAATGCAGTGGGGTTCTAATTTAACAAAATATGCAAACTACACACTTCCTGGTGGTCTAGTTGTAAATGGTGAAAAGATTTATAATGATGCAATTCTAGAAATTGAAAAACTAGAAGAAAAATTAAGAGACATGTACGAGTCGCCTGCATCTATGTTTGTTGGATAATTAAATGGCGACAAGCGTATATTTTAACTATCAGGATGCATCAAGAGAACAATTCCTTATTGAAGATATGGTGATTGAATCAATCAAAAATCACGGCATTGACATTTACTACATTCCGCGCGATTCTCAGTCAGAACTTGATGAGTTATTTGGTGACGATCCAGTTAAATCATACACGAGTGCATACAAAATGGAAGTTTATCTTGAAACCTTTGACAACTTTAAAGGTAATCAAGAATTTTTCAGTAAGTTTGGTTTACAAATAGAAAAGGGTGTTGAGTTAGCATTAGCACGACGCACCTTTGAAAGATATATTCCGTATACAACAAGAAACACACCAAAAGAAGGCGATTTAATTTATCTATCAGTTCAAGAAAAATTAATGGAAATAAAAAATGTCGAAGAAGAAAAGAACTTCTTTCAGGCTGGTAAAGTAGCAGCATACATGTATGGACTCTCATGCGAGACGTTTAAATACAATGGTGAAATTCTTACAACTGGTGTTCCATCTATAGATGAGGTTGCTGATCAAAATGCATTTAGTATTGAGTTTACAATGCAAGCTGGCGGAACCTCTACATATATAGATGGTGAAATAGTTTATCAAGGTGCTTCGCTTGCTGCTTCAACAGCAAAAGCATACGTGCGTTCTTGGGATAAAACAAATCTTAAATTAGTTTTAAGAAACATACGTGGAGCATTTACAGGTGCTACAGTAATAGGTGTAAGTTCAGACGCACAATGGACTTTGGTAAGTGGTAATACTCAAGAAGATGCAACTGAGCCTTATGATGATAATGTTAGAATTGAAACAGAAGCTGACAATATTCTTGATTGGTCAGAAACAAATCCATTCGGAAGTTCAGACGAGTAATTATGCTTTCTAGCACACATTTTTATCATCGTGTTACAAGAAAAATGGTCGTGGCGTTTGGCACGATGTTCAACAACATTCGCCTTGTGCGATATAATAAAGCGGGAACAACTGAACTTGAAAGAATTACTGTTCCACTTTCTTATGCACAAAAAGAAAAATTTTATTCGCGTTTACAGCAAGATCCAAATATGAATCAGGCTGTGCAAATTACATTACCGAGAATGAGTTTTGAAATGACTTCAATTACATATGATCCTGTTCGTAAAACAAGCATGTTTAATCGCAATTTTTCACCACTCAGCGATACGCTTCTTCGCAGTGTGCGAATGACGCCATATAATTTTGATTTTAGTTTGAATATCTACGTCCGTAACACTGAAGATGGTACACAAATCGTAGAACAAATTTTACCATATTTTGCGCCAGACTATACACTTACAGCTGATTTAACAGGATTAAATCAACCAATAGACATACCAATTATTCTTCAAAATGTTGTTTATGATTCAGATTATATTGGTGGTATCGATACGTTGCGCGTTTTAAATTGGACATTAAACTTCACTATGAAGGGGTATATGTACGGTCCAATATCTAATGTTGATGTAATTAGAACATCTTCTGCTAATACATTCAATGATGTATTTAATGCCAACTCTTCTCGCAAAATCACCATTAATAGTGGAGCAGGTAGTGGCGGAACAGGTACATTTAAAGTTGGCGAACTTGTTTATCAAGGAAATAATTTTGATGTTGCCTCTGCAACTGCATATGTAGATGCTTGGAGTCCTTCTACGAATACTCTTATTGTTGTGGATACTACAGGTGTTCTTGCTTCTGGTCATTTTATAACTGGTGCAGTATCCAATGCGTCATATAATATAATTTCGTTTGGCACAAATGATCAACAATTAGTAAGCATAACTGTTACACCTGATCCTAACACTGCTAACGTAAATACTGCATTCGGATTTGATACAACTGTTGAGGAATTCCCCAATATAACATGAGTGATGTTGATAAAAATCTTGCTGAGTTATTAAATAAAAATTATGTGCCTGTTGTAAATGACAAATCTGACAAGCCCATAACATTGCATCACGACAACACAAATAATCCAGATGCACATTATTCTCGATCAAATTATTATAATCTTATTGAAAAGGGCAACGAAGCATTAGATGGTATTCTAGAAGTTGCAAAAGAATCACAACATCCAAGAGCCTATGAAGTTGCTGCAAATATGATCAAAAATCTTTCTGATGTCACAGAAAAATTAATGATCCTTCAAAAACAACAACAAGAATTACAACCAAAAGGACCTGCCGCTCCTACAAATATTACAGTGGATAAGGCAGTATTCGTTGGATCAACTGCTGAGTTGTTGAAGAAACTTAAAAATGAATCTAGCGACTAGAATAAAGAATTATTTGGGGAACCCAAATTTAAAGAAGATTAATATGCAATTACAACTTACGGAAGATCAAGTCCGTGAGTTTGTTCGCTGCGCGCAAGATCCAATTTATTTTATTGAAAACTATGTCAAGATTATTACACTTGATAAAGGGTTCGTTCAAATTTCACTGTATCCGTTTCAAAAAGAAGCCATCACTGATATCAATACGAATCGTCGTGTGATTGTAAAGGCTGGTCGTCAGGTCGGTAAGACCACGATGGTTGTTGGCTATATTCTTTGGTATATCTTATTCAATGAAGACAAGTTCGTTGCAATTCTAGCAAACAAAGCACCAACTGCAAGAGAAATTTTGAATCGCGTTAAAATTGCATATGAATCTTTGCCATTGTGGTTGCAACAAGGTGTTCGCGTTTGGAACAAAGGCGATATAGAATTAGAAAATAATTGTCGTGTGATGGCAACATCAACTGCTTCTAGTGCGATTCGTGGTTTCTCTATTTCATTATTGTATCTTGACGAGTTTGCATTCGTGCCAAGTAATATTGCCGAAGAATTTTTTACATCTGTTTACCCAACTATTTCTTCTGGTGAAACTTCCAAGATTCTTATTTCTTCAACACCGAATGGGATGAATCACTATTATAGAATGTGGACGGAAGCTGTTGAAGGTCACAATGGATTTACGCATATTGAAGCAAATTGGCGTCAAGTCCCAGGAAGAACACAACAATGGGCAGATGAGCAGCGTCGAGTTCTTGGAGAACAGAAGTTTTCACAAGAAATGGAATGCGAGTTTATGGTTTCAGCAGGAACACTTATCTCTGTAGCTGGTTTAAAGTCTCTTGCATTCGTAAAACCATTACATATATCTGATACAGGAATCAAAATTTACGAACAACCAATACAAGGACAAAATTATGTGCTAGTTGCCGACACATCAAGAGGAAAGGGTCTTGATTATTCAGCATTTACTGTTCTTAGCGTCTCTACGATGCCCTATAAAGTGGTCGCAACATATAAAAACAATGAAATTAGCCCTTTAGTGTATCCTAGTGTTATAAAAAAAGTTGCTGACTATTACAATCAAGCCTATGCATTAGTAGAAATCGGGGATAATGGTCAACAGGTCGTAGATTCTCTCTTTGAGGACTATGAATATGAAAATATTCTTTCTACAGTAGATCTTAAAGGTAAAATTGCTCTAACTTGGGGTTATGGAAACAAGTCTAATCGTGGTGTACGAACCACCAAATCAGTAAAACGTCTCGGTACTTCTATTCTTAAGAATTTAATTGAGCAACAAAAAATAATTATTCAAGATTTTGATTTAATCTCAGAACTTTCTACCTTTATAGCCAAAGGAAACAGCTTCGAAGCAGAAGAAGGAAGTCATGATGATCTTGTAATGTGTTTAGTTTTGTTCTCTTGGATGACAAATCAATCATTTTTTGCTGAATTTACTGATTCTAATTTAAAAACAAGACTTTATGAAGAACAAATGCGTCAAATCGAAGAAGAATCGCTTCCAACTATGCTTGCTGGTCATCTTGATATAGATGGTAATGATGGGTCTTATGTAGAAGGTGGTGACCTTTGGAGACCGTTTACTCGTTAAAAAACTTAAAATACTAAATATTTCGTAGATTTCTTAATCTCCATATTATAGGAGCAATAACATGGCTTTTCAAGTATCACCAGGCGTGAATGTTTCCGAAATTGACGCAACAACAGTTGTACCATCAGTTTCCACATCCACTGGCGCTGTTGCTGGCGCATTTCAGTGGGGACCAATTGATGTTGTTCGTGCTGTTTCAACAGAGGACGAGTTGGTTGCGGTTTTCGGTAAACCAGACTCAGACACGTTTTTAACATTTTTTACAGCAGCAAATTTCCTTTCATATAGCAACAGCCTATTCGTTTCTCGTGCTGATGCTGCAACTCTAAACGCTGCAGTTGGACTTAATGTAGCCTCATGGGCAGGCAATACAAAAATTCGCAATGAAGATCACTACTTTAATAGTTTCTTCACTACTTCGAATGCGAATATTGTTGTAGCAGCTCGTTTTCCAGGATCTCTTGGAAACTCACTAAAGGTTGCAATCTGTGCAAACGCAAATGCTGGTGTGTTTTCAACTTGGACATATGCTCCATATTTCGACAGAGCACCAGGAACTTCAGGATATATCGCTGCAAACTTTAAGTCAAATGCAAATGATGAAATGCATATTGCAGTTATCGACGAAGATGGTTTGATCACAGGAACACCTAATACAGTGATCGAGCGCTACTCAAATGTATCTAAAGCAACAAATGCTAGAGATGAAAGTGGTGCATCACTATACTGGCGCGATGTTCTTTATACGAACTCTCGTTGGGTGTATGCAATGGGACAAAATAGCGCAACATGGGGTGTTGCTGCTAATGCTACTCACTTCTTCGATGGCGAAAATCTAAACGGCATTTCATTTGTACAAGGTACAGATGCCACACCAACTGATGGCAATGTTCAAACTGCTTATACTCAGTTTGCTTCAACAGACAATGTTGACATTAGTTTGGTAATGACTGCTGGTCACTCTGAAACAGTTGTTGGTACAACAATAACTCTAGCAGGTGCAAGACGCGATTGCTTGACGTTCATATCACCATCCCTAGCAAATTGCCAAGCAGCTGATCCAACAACAGCAATTGTTAACTATCGTAATAATGCTCTTGCTAACGTATCCAACTCATTCGCAGTAATAGATAGCAACTGGAAGTATCAGTACGACAAGTATAACGACACTTATCGCTGGGTCCCATGTAACGGTGACACTGCTGGTCTCTGCGCGCAAACTGATCGTGATCGTGATCCATGGTTCTCACCAGCTGGATTTAATCGCGGTCAATTGAAGAATGTTGTTAAATTGGCATTTAATCCGAACCAAACACAACGCGATACGCTTTACAAGAATAATGTGAACCCAATTGTATCTTTCCCAGGAGAAGGAACTGTTCTCTTTGGTGATAAGACGCTTCTAAGCAAGCCAAGTGCATTTGATAGAATCAATGTCCGTCGCTTGTTTATCGTTCTTGAAAAAGCAATTGCTCGTGCTGCTCGCGCTCAGTTGTTCGAGTTCAATGATGAGTTTACAAGATCACAATTTGTAAATCTTGTCGAGCCATTCCTACGACTTGTACAATCACGTCGCGGTATCTATGATTTCCGTGTTGTTTGCGATGAGACAAACAATACTTCTCAAATCGTCGATAGCAATCAGTTTGTTGGTGACATCTACATTAAGCCAGCCAAGGCAATTAACTTTATACAGTTGAACTTTGTTGCTGTTCGCTCAGGTGTTGCCTTCGATGAAATCGTAGGACGCTTCTAATAAATAGCATAAAGGCTCAGGAGTAAAAACAATGGCATTTAATGCAGATCAATTTCGTAGTGTACTCGTAGATGATGGTGCTCGTCCTAATCTATTTGAAGTAGAACTCGGTTTCCCTTCTTACGTTCAAAACGTGGCAAGCCTTGCTCGCTTTATGGTAAAGACGGCGCAATTACCTGGATCAACACTAGGTAGCGTTCCTCTTCAATATTTCGGTCGTGAAGTTAAAGTTGCTGGTAATCGTACTTTCGCAGATTGGACAGTTACAATTATCAATGACGAAAACTTTGCAATTCGTAATTCGATGGACGCTTGGATGCGCGGCATCAACAACAATGTAACCAACCTTCGCTCTAATAGTGCCAGAAACACATCATCTGGTGGCAGATTAATTGGAAACACAGGTGGTTATGCGAGTGATGCAACTGTAACACAATACAGAAAAACTGGCGGCACCGCAAAGAGATATCGTTTCGTTGGAATGTTTCCAATTGATATCACACCAATCGATCTAGATTGGGGTTCAAACGATACAGTTGAAGAGTTTTCAGTGACATTCCAGTATCAATACTGGACAGAAGTGAGTACGACAAGCGGATTCACTGGTACTTCATTATTCACAACAACTGCCTAAATTTGAAATCCAAGAGGAGAGGATTTTCTCTCCTTTTGTTTTATTATGGAGTAACATATGGCAATTAATCTTTTCGGTTTCGAGATTGCGCGCAAAAAAGAAGAGGTTAGTATTCAACCAGCAATCACTGCACCCGCTGCAGATGATGGTGCAGTGAATATATCCGCTGGCGGATATTTCGGAACTTATCTCGATCTAGAAACAAGTTTTAAAAACGAAAACGATTTAATTACTCGTTATCGTGAAATGGCTATGCAGCCAGAACTTGAGTCTGCGGTTGATGATATCGTAAACGAAGCAATCGTTCATGACGTAACTGGAAAAACGGTTACGATTATTCTTGATGATTTAGAACAACCAGATAATATTAAAGACATGATTCGCGAAGAATTTCAAAACGTTCTTCGTATGTTAGATTTCTCAAACGAAGGCGCAGATATATTTCGTCGTTGGTATATTGACGGAAGATTGTATTATCAAGTTTTGGTTGATCAAAAACAGCCAAGACTGGGCATTCAAGATCTTGTCTACATTGACCCAAGAAAAATTAAAAAAGCGCGTCAAGTTATACGCGAAAAAGATCCACGTACAGGTGTTGAAGTTGTTAAAGGAACACAAGAATTTTATGTGTTTAACGACAGAGCAACAACCACAGGTCAGACTGTTGTAACTTCACCAACAGATGCAAGCGTAAAAATTGCACCAGATGCAATTGTCAATGTGAATTCTGGTTTGATGGATCCAAGAAGAATGCTAGTTCTTTCTTTCTTGCATAAAGCAATCAAACCACTTAATCAACTACGTTTGGTTGAGGATGCAGTTGTTATCTATCGTTTATCGCGCGCACCAGAACGTCGTGTGTTCTATATTGACGTTGGTAACATGCCGAAGATTAAATCAGAACAATATCTTCGTGATATTATGACCAAGTTTAGAAACAAAGTTGTATACGATAGCACAACTGGTGAAGTAAAGGACGATCGTAAATTCCTTTCAATGATGGAAGATTTTTGGATTCCACGTCGCGGTGAAGGTAAATCAACAGAAATTACAACACTCCCAGCAGGACAAAATCTTGGTGAATTATCTGACGTCAACTATTTTGAAAAGAAACTATACAAGGCTTTAAATGTACCAGTTTCTCGTCTAGAAACAACAACTGGATTTGCTCTTGGTCGTTCTACAGAAATTACGCGCGACGAATTAAAGTTCAGTAAATTTGTTGAGCGTTTAAGATCTAAATTTAGTATTTTGTTTGATGAATTAATGGAACGTCAGTTAGCGCTTAAAGGTATTTGCTCAGTTGATGAGTGGCAAGAATTAAAAGAAAAAATTCATTACGATTTCTTGAAAGATAATAACTTCGCAGAAATCAAAGAATCTGAGTTAATGGCTATTCGTCTTCAACTTATGCAACAAATTGATCCATATGTTGGAACATATTTCTCGAAAGCATGGGTTCGTAAACATGTTCTTCACTTTGATGAAGAAGGAATTGAGCGTATGCAATCAGAATTGAGCGATGAGCAATCTGACCAACCTACAACGACACCACCAGAACAAACACAAGCTGTGAGTGGTCCAGCAACTCCTGATATTAATACCGCTTTTAATACTGCAATTACTAAATAATTTATTGGAGTGAATTATGACTGAAACAAATACAGAAATGAATACTGATGTAATGAGCGATTATAATGATTTTGCTAAAGTTAGCATCGTAGATGCTGCTATAGCACAAGACAAAGACGCTTTTATGCAAGCCTTTAACAATGCAATATCACAAAAAGTTGTTGATGCGCTTGAGGTAAAAAAAGTAGAGATTGCTTCTAATTTAATCGGAACACAAGAAGTAGAAACGAATGAGATTGAAACAACTCAAGCAGAAGTTGACGGAAGCAGCGATGGAGAATCCATCGCAGCAGATGCAACAGAAAGCCAAGAAGCCTGAAGATACAGTCAGAGCAAAAGTTATGGCTGCTAAATCAGCATTGGGATTGAAAGATCTCAATGTTGCTGCTGCTATTGCTGGGCATAAGATGTATCAGGCTCACGCATCAAAAAATCCTGATCTGCCTGCAAATCAAATTTTAAATAAAATTTCTGCTAATGCAAGAACTAATTATCTAAAACTTACGTCAGAAGTTCCATCATCAGTATTAGGTAATGTTCCAATGACGCAATTTCGTTCTACGTTGCAAAAATTAAAACAAGCGCGTGGAATAATGCAGCAAGTAAATAACTCTTATGAAATTACTGATCTTAATCAAATTTCAGAAGCTGCAAGATTAAAAGATGAAATTAATCCACCTTATATGCTTGTATTGAAGCGTAGAGGTATTCGTATTTTCCCAGATGGAAAACGTGTTGCGCTGTATGTTAACGAAAAACTTGGTTTAACATTTACAGTGCCATACGAACCTGCTGGAACAATGGCTAAAGAAGTTCTTCCTGGTGTTCAAGCCGAAGAAATTGAATTATCAGAAGAAAATATTGAAGAGAATATTGATCACATTAAAGATATTGTAGATAAACATCAAGCAAAAAAATTAAAATTTCTTGATGGAACTTCTATGAATGTTGATGCTACTACTGCAAAAGCAATACATTTAGCGCATGGTGCATTAAACGATCAAAATAAAGCAAAAATTACAAGAATGATCTCTCACAGCAAAAGTCAATTTATGAAGGTTGCTGATTTTGCAATGAAAAATACTGCATTTAAAATAAACAAATGAAAACAGTTGCTGAAGTTGTAAAAGAGATTATAGCAGAAGCGAATGTTCAACGCATGGGTCGTAAGAAACTTATTCGTGCGCGTGTTCGTGGTGGTAAAGTTCAACGTCGTAAAGTATTTTCTGCTGTAAAAGGATATACAATTCGTGGTGGGAGAATGATTCGTATTTCTCCATCTGAAAGATTAAAAAGAAAGATGGGTGCTCGCCGCGCAAAAGTAAAACGTAGAGCAAAAATGGCGAGAGCATTAATTAAAAGAAAGCGTTCACTTCGTAGACGCGCATCACTAGGACTAAGATAAATGAAATTAATTACAGAGAATATTGAAGAAGTAAAGTTAGTCACTGAAGAAAAAAACGGTGTCAAAACACTTTACATTCAAGGACCATTTCTTGTTTCAGAAACAAAAAACCGCAATGGTCGTATGTATCGCAAAGAAACTCTTGCTAACGAAGTAAAGCGTTACAATGAAGAATATGTTACTAAGAATCGTGCATTTGGTGAGTTGGGTCATCCAGAGTCACCAACAATCAATTTAGATCGCGTTTCGCATCTAATCACAAGCCTCAAGGAAGATGGTAATGTCTTCGTAGGAAAGGCGAAAATTCTTGAAACACCAATGGGTAAAATCGCCAAGTCTCTAATGGAAGGCGGTGCAACTCTTGGTGTGTCATCGCGTGGCATGGGCTCCGTTAAAAACGAGGGTGGTGTCAACATTGTTCAGGATGACTTTTATCTCGCTACAGCAGCAGATATTGTCGCGGATCCGTCCGCACCAGGTGCTTTCGTTTCAGGTATTATGGAAGGCAAAGAGTGGGTTTGGGATAATGGCATTGTAAAAGAAATTGACGTCAATGCTTATTACGAACAAATCAAGAACGCAAAGCAAAAACAAATCGACGAAATCTCATTAAAGATTTTTGAGAATTTCGTGTCAAAACTTTAAATTTTATAAATAATATTACTTCTTTAGGAGTTTAAACAAATGGCTAAAACATTATCTGAATCTGCTGCTGAAATCCTCAAGGCATCTATGAATGCAGGAAAAGAACCAGCTGCAACACTTTCAGCCGAAGTTCAGGATCTCGGCGGACAAACACCATCAACTGCACCAACTGATATTGGTGCAAAGGCAGCTGCTGGCGTTAAAGAAGCACCAAAACCAGGTGTGACAGGCGCTCCAGCAGAGCCAATGAAGGCTCCTGAGACAGCCAAGAAAGTCGGCGATGAAGAAGAAGAAGCTCTTAAGAAGAATCCAGTTGATGCTGGTTCAGTTAAGGCTGAAGAAGCCGAAGTTGAAGGCGAAGAAGTTGTCACTGAAGAAGAAGCAGCCACTGAAGAAGAAGCAGCCACTGAAGAAGAAGCAGCCACTGAAGAAGAAGCAGCCATTGCTGATGACATTTCCGATAACATTTCGGAAGAAAATTTAGAAGATAATGTCGCAGAAATGCAAGAATTAATGAAAAAAGAGATGGTTGAAAAGTATCGTGGCTCAATGAGAGAAGATATCGATGCTCTTTTCAATGGCGAATCTCTTTCTGAAGATTTCCGTGTTAAAGCAACTCTTATTTTTGAAACTGCCGTTCAATCTCGCGTAGAGAAGATTGTTGAAGAAGTTCTTTCTGAGAACGATAATATTCTTAACGAAGCAGTTGACGCAATTAAGACTGAACTCGCCGACCAAGTTGATGAGTATCTCAACTATGTCGTTGAAGAGTGGGTCAAGGAAAATGAAGTTGCTATTGAGACAGGTCTTCGCGCAGAACTATCTGAAGACTTCATCAATGGTCTCAAGAATCTATTTGCTGAGCACTACATCGAAATTCCAGAAGAGAAAGTCGATGTTGCCGAAGAGCTTGCTGCTAAAGTTGTAGAACTAGAAATGTCTGCTGCATCAAAAGATGAAGCAATTGCTGGTCTTACAGAACAAATCAATGCAGTCAAGAAAGCAAAATCAATCAATCTCGCTTGCGAAGGTCTAACAGCCGTTCAAGCTGAGAAAATGAAATCACTCGCAGAGAGTGTGGAGTTCACCACAGAAGGTGATTTTGATAATAAGCTCGCAGTACTACGCGAGAACTACTTCCCAAGTAAAGTAAACGTGAAGAGTGAGGTTAAGGAAATTCAAGAAACAGCTGTTGAATCTCCAGAAGTAGAAGAAATTCGTAATTCAATCATGTCTCGTTATGTTCAATCAATCACAAAAACGGCTCCAAAAGCCTAATTTAATTTAACTGAGGTATCACTAAATGTATATTAACGAAACATATGCAAAGAAGTGGGCACCAGTTCTTGATCACCCAGAACTCCCAAAGATTACAGACAACTACAAGCGCGCTGTAACTGCTCTAGTTCTAGAAAATCAAGAGCGTGCTCTTATGGAAGAAACCCGCGCAATGACAAACCTATGGGAAGCATCACCTGCTAATGCCATGGGTTCTGCAGGCGTAAGCGGTCTTACATCAACAGTCAACACAGGCGTAACAGGATTTGATCCAATTCTTATTGGTCTAGTTCGTCGTGCACTACCAAACCTAATGGCTTATGATATCTGCGGCGTTCAGCCAATGACTGGTCCAACAGGTTTGATTTTCGCAATGCGTTCAACCTTTGCAACGTCATCAGCACGTGGCGGTGAAGCGCTCTTCGGAGAAGCAAACAACGCTCACTCTGGTAACGGCACAATGACTGCATTCAGCACGGCAGTCAATCCTGGTAATGCTAACTCATCAATCTACGGTCTAGCAAACACAGGCTTCGGTTTGGATACATCTGCTGGTGAAGATCTAACCATGAAGTTTATGGGCTTCCAAATCGATCGTGTTGCTGTTACAGCAAATACACGTGGTCTACAAGCAGCCTATACGCTAGAACTTGCGCAAGATCTCAAAGCAATTCATGGTCTCGATGCAGAAACAGAATTGACAAATATTTTGTCAACTGAAATTCTAGCTGAAATCAACCGCGAAGTTGTTCGTACGATCTATGCAACTGCTAACGTAGGTATTGTTGGCGTAACATCAAATACTTTCAATCTATCTTCATCAAGCGACACAAGCGGACGCTGGCAGGTTGAGAAGTATAAGTCACTCTTGTTCGCAATCGAAAGAGCAGCAAACAAGATCGCCAAGGACACTCGTCGTGGTAAGGGTAATATGCTCATCCTTTCAACCGATGCAGCATCAGCTCTTGCAATGACAGGTCTTCTAGACTACAACTCAGCACTATCAAACAACACCAATCTAACAGTTGATGATACAGGCAACACATTCGCTGGTACACTCTTCGGACGTATCAAAGTTTATGTTGACCCATATTCAGTTGCTGGTGCAGACTATGTTGTTGTCGGTTATAAGGGATCAACTCCTTATGATGCTGGCTTGTTCTACTGCCCATACGTTCCTCTACAAATGGTACGTGCTATCGACCCAACGACTTACCAACCAAAAGTTGGCTTCAAGACACGTTATGGTCTCGTAGCAAATCCATTCGCAACTACAGCAGGCACTGGTGCTCTATCAAACGGCACAAACGTGTACTACCGCAAGTTCGAAGTGTTGAACATCAACCAGTAATAGTTGATAAAAAGTTTGCCAATTTACTAATAATAATAAGGCAAAACGAATTGGGGGACTGGAAACAGTCCCCCTTTTTTATTCACTAAATAATGAATATGGCGAAGATTATTCTTCTATCTGATCTAAAAGACCTGCGGCGACAAAAAGAGCAGGAGTTAAATTATTACTCAGAAAAATTAGAAGAACTGAATAAAAAATTGTTCTTTATTCGTAAAGAAATAGATTTAACGAATTTTATTATTGATCTTATTGAGAAAGAGAATATCGTAGACCTACGGAAACTCATCGATGACAGCACTGACACGCAATCCAAATAACGTAGACTTACTACAGTCAACAAAATTTAGAATTACTTTTGATAGATTGCCAGGAATGACATATTTTTGTCAAACTGCAAATTTACCAGGAATCTCTCTTACTGAAATTCCCAAACCAACACCATTTGTTGAGATGTATATTCCTGGCGAAAAATTAACTTATGATACATTAAACATTACTTTTCTTGTTGATGAAGATCTTCGTGCATGGACAAAAATACATGACTGGATGCGCGGTATAACATTCCCATTAGATTTTGAAGAATACTTAAATTTGCAAAAACAAAATTCAGTTAATAATTTGGGTAAACAATTTTTGCCCAGCAATAGTTTGTCTGGTGGACAGTATACTGATGCAATTATGACTATTTTTACAAATAAAAATAATCCAAATTTCCGTGTTAAATTTGTTGGTTTATTCCCAGTATCATTATCAACAATTATATTCAACACTGGCGATTCAGCGGACAACGTTGTAACCGCAGATGCAACATTTCGCTTTACATACTATAATTATGAAAGAGTATAGAAGAGTTCGTTCATACCGAACATAGTGATTATATCTAGTGTAGATTCAAAAGTAAACTATACAAAAATATTTACTTTATGATTGTTTTACAGTATGATATGTGTATCTGTAACTTTAATGCAATATTATGGCAATTGAAACTCCTCCACTTGAAGAAATTATGAAGCAATGGGAAAAAGACAGTGAAGTTGATACCACTGAGCCAGGAAAAGAAATTCTCCGCATTCCAATTTTACACAACAAGTATAACAAATACTTGTCGCTGCACAATTTGTCAGCGAAGCGAGCCTCTCTTGAATTTGATAAGATCAAAAAACTCAAGTGGGAATACTACACTGGTAAACTTGACCAAGAACAGTTAGAAAAACTTGGTTGGGAGCCACCCCGTTTTACGCTCAAATCAGATATATCTGTATACATCGATGGGGATGATGATTTGAACAAATTGAAACGTAAGAAATCATATCACGAAGAAGCAGCAAAATTTTGTGAACACGTAATGAAAGAATTAAACAATCGTACTTGGCAATTGAAGGAGTATATGGGGTGGGAGAAATTCATACAGGGAGCAAGGTAAGAGTTTTGAAAGATGGCTCTGTTGCTCAAGAATTAGCAGAGCCTATGACCCTCACAATCAAAACTAAATGCCCAGAAAAGTATATGCTTTTTGACATGGAGACTGGCGAGAAATATATTGGACGACCAGCATTGGGTAATTCAAGTTGGTTAAAAATTCATACAGAAACATGACAGATGTAACGATAGAAAAAGTAAATAACATTTATGTGCAGGTGAACGCAGATGACGGCATTCTTCAAGAGATGTCTGAATTTTTTACGTTTTCGACTCCTGGGTATCAATTCAGTCCAGCGTTTCGTAATAGACACTGGGACGGGAAGATACGTTTGCTCAACTTACGCACGAAGCAAATTTATGCTGGATTAATTGCCTATATAAAGACTTTCTGTAAGAATAATAACTACACATTCGAGGTTATAGATGAAGAAAAGGAAGTCTATCCGATCGACACAAAAAATCTTGCGAGCGCTTTATCGCTTCCGATGGAGCCAAGAGATTATCAGTATCTCGCGTCTAGCGTCGGACTTACGAAGAAAAGAACTGTACTCGTTTCACCTACCGCATCAGGAAAATCACTCATCATCTACATGATGATTCGCCACCTGTTGAACACAGGTAAGAAACGTGGATTGTTGATTGTTCCTACGATTAATCTAGTGACTCAGATGCATTCTGACTTTAAAAATTATTCTGGCGTGAATGGCTGGGATGTAGATAAGCATTGCCAGAAAATTTTTGGCGGCGAAAGCAAGATTCCAGAAACAGATTTAATAATTTCTACTTGGCAGTCTATCTTTGAGATGCCGAAGAAATATTTTTCTCAGTTTGATTTTGTGATTGGTGACGAAGCACATACGTTTAAAGCCAAGTCATTGACCAGCATCATGACTAAACTTATCAACTGCGACATTCGTGTTGGCACTACAGGAACATTGGATGATAGCAAAGTCAACAAACTAGTTCTTGAGGGCTTGTTTGGTCCTACGTTTAAAGTCATCTCTACAAAAGAACTAATTGAACGCAAGCAATTAGCAAATTTTAGTATCAAGTGTATTGTTTTAAAATATCCAGAACAAGTATGCAAGGCTATAAAGGGTTTTACATATCCAGATGAGATGAATTTTTTGACTCAGCATGAAGGTCGAAATAATTTTATTCGTGATCTTGCGCTCAACTTAAAGGGTAACTCATTAATTTTATTTACTTATGTTGAGAAACACGGTAAAATAATACATGAAATGATTTCAAAAGAAGCCAATGGACGAAAGGTATTCTTTATTCACGGCGGAGTTGAGGCAGAGGATCGCGAAGCAGTTCGGCATATCACGGAACAGGAAAACGATGCGATCATTGTGGCGAGTTACGGTACGTTCTCTACAGGTGTGAACATTCGTAACCTACATAATATTATATTCTCCTCTCCAACAAAGAGTAAGATTCGTTCTCTACAGTCAATTGGTCGTGTGCTGCGTTTGGGTGAGAACAAAGACGCTGCTACACTTTATGATCTTGCTGATGATTTGCGTTATGGTCCTTATACAAACTTCACATTGAAGCATTATGAGGAACGAGTGAAGATCTATAGCGAAGAAAGATTTCCTTTCACATCAAGTAACGTAAGGATAAACTAATGCCAAGAAAAAAGAACACAGAAAAAACAGAATTAAAATTTGTTCGCACTCGAGACACGTTTGATGATTTGATTGGGTATGTTTCATATGGAACTGAATGTATAACTATTGAGCGACCACTTAGAATTGAGATTGAGACTTTATTTGATGAGGGTCGACAAATTCTTTCATTGCAAGAATATTTGCCACAGTCAGTGATTGAATTACAAGAAGTTGAAATAAAACTTGATGATATAATTTTCATCACACCTGTCAGACAAGAATTTTATGAACAATATGAGCATGTAAGTGAATTCTTTTACAATAACGTGGCGAAAATTAGACAAAATACTCCAAGTATGACCAAAGAAGAAGAACAAGAAGTAGTTGAAAAAACTCAAAAAGTGGTTTCAATACTAGAAGCAATGGCTAACAAAAAGGATAAACCAGTACATTAAAAATATGGAAGACGATTATATGAAAATAAAATTGTATAATGAACCTATACCACATATTATTATTGATAACATTTTTGATGATGAACAGTATCAAAGAGTGTGGAAAGAATTACAATATCTTGCCCCCAATATGGTGGGTCCAGACGGAACGCACGCAGCTAAAGATCCTAAAGAATTAGAAAATGGAAATACAGAATTTACATTTAGAAAGCGAGGGGTGGGTATATTTCTAGAAGCGTTCTTCAAAAATCCTTATCAGCATTCTGAAATAGCAAAAACTTATAGCAGTATATTTAATGACCCTAAAGTGTTCGAAGAAATTTATGAACAATCACCATTTTTTTTAATGTTTAAAAATGTAAACAACACATCATTGCTTGTACAAAAATACAATAATAGTGATGAATATGCCAGTCACAAAGATGAAGGCGTATTTACCATGGTTACTCTTCTTTATAAAGAACCTAAAGCGTATAGTGGGGGAGATTTTTGTTTTACAGAATTTGGGAAAACATATACTGTGCCGCTCTCAAACAATCAATCAGTTATTTTTTGTTCTGCTATAGAACATAAAGTGACACAAGTCATTAGTGAATCAAATGAAATCGAGGATTCTAGATTTACTATAGCAGCATTCATGGGAATGAAATAATAATTATGGCAAAGAATCACTACATCAATAATAAAGATTTCCTCAAGGAAATGACTGCATATCGCACATCAATTCGCAAGGCAAAGAGACTTGGTCAACCAAAGCCACAGATTCCTCGATACGTTGCTGAGTGCTTCATGAAGATTGCCGAGAATCTTTCTCACAAACCAAACTTCTTGTCATATACTTTCCGCGATGAAATGGTTGCAGACGCAATTGAAAATTGCGTGATGTACGTCGATAATTTTGATCCAGCAAAATCAGCAAATCCGTTTGCTTATTTCACGCAAATAGTATATTATGCATTCTTACGTCGGATTCAGAAAGAGAAGAAACAACTCTATGTTAAATACAAATCAACTGAAACTGCTGGAGTACTCGACGAGTTCGAACTCAATGAGAATGAAGATGGAACTTTTAGACAATTCGAACTCTATGAAAACATTTCCCAATTCATTCAAAATTACGAAAACGCAAGAAAAGAAAAGAAAGCCAAGAAAACTGGGTTAGAGAAATTCGTAGATGAAAATAGCAATCCTGGGTGATGCGCATTTTGGAATGAGAGGCGATAGTATTGCCTTTCATAATCATTATCGCGACTTTTATTTGAAAACATTTTTTCCTTATTTGGTGCAAAATGGAATTACCACCATCTTTCAGTTGGGTGACTTATTTGATCGTAGGAAGTATATCTCTTTTCAGTCTCTTGCTCTTTGCCGTCGTTATTTTTTTGACCAGTTAGTCAAACACAATATTCAGTGTCGCGTTCTACTTGGTAATCACGATATCTTTTTCAAGAACACTCTCGAAGTAAACTCGCCAGATTTGCTTTTGCGTGATTATGAAAATCATGTCATTCTGTATGACAAACCATCAATGTGGATGGGGATCGATGTCATTCCTTGGATTTGCAAAGACAATGAACTTGAAATTCTAGACTTCATCAAGCGTAGTGAAAATCAAGTTTGTTTAGGTCATTTTGAACTCGCTGGGTTTGAAATGGATCGTGGTAATATCTGCCATGAAGGAATGGATGCAAACATATTAAGTAAATATGATATGGTTCTATCGGGGCATTTTCATCACAAAAGTACAAATGGAAGCATCACCTATGTTGGTACTCCAGGAGAAATGACTTGGGCTGACTATAACGATGAGCGCGGATTTCATATTTTTGATACCGAAACTAGAGAACTTACTTTTGTACCCAATCCAGAGAAGATGTTCTATAAGATTAAGTACAATGATGATGAATTATTTTACAATGATATTGTAAATGCAGACTATTCGTATTTGTCTGGTAAGTATCTAAAAATAGTGGTAGAAAAAAGAAACAATTCCTTTTTGTTCGACACACTGATAGACTCAATTACAAAAGCAGCACCTCTTGAGGTTGCAGTTGTTGAGGATTTCTCTGAGATCACAGACAATGTTGAAGTAGATATCGATCAAGCAGAAGATACAATGACAATTTTAAACAAATACGTCGATGGATTGACATTGCCTGTTGAATCAGATAGAATTAAGACTGTTCTGCGCGATGTATATAATCAAGCATTGTCTATGGAGACTGTGTGATATTTTTTAACGCTGTACGTTATAAAAATTTTCTTTCTTCTGGAAATATATTTACTGAGATTAATCTTGGTGCGCATCCAACCACGCTCATTGTTGGCGAGAATGGTGCGGGTAAATCAACATTTCTTGATGCAATCACATTTGCTTTATTCGGCAAGCCATTCCGCAATATTAACAAACCTCAACTTGTAAATTCAATCAACGAAAAAGATTGTGTGGTTGAGATTGAGTTTGTTATTGGCAAAATAAAATACAAAGTTGTTCGTGGAATAAAACCAAATTTATTTGAAATTTATTTGAACGACGATTTACTTAATCAAGACGCCAAATCTAAAGATTATCAAGAATATCTTGAGAAAGTAATTCTTAAGATGAACTACAAATCATTCACGCAAATAGTAATTTTAGGATCCACAAACTTTACTCCGTTTATGCAATTATCGGCGGCTGATCGCCGAACAGTGATTGAAGATCTATTAGACATTCAAATTTTTTCTGCGATGAATGTTGTCGTAAAGAACAAAATGCATGCTCTGAAAGATGAAGCAGCACAACTCAAGATTCAGATTGATAACACAAAAGATAAAATTGAACTACACAAGAAACATCTTGACGAACTCAAGAAGAATACAAAAGAAATTTTAGATGCAAAGAAACAAGAAGCAGTAGAGAACAGGGCATCACTCTCTTCTCTTGAAACGGAAGCAACGCAAAAAGAAAAGCAAATCGATGATCTGATCTTTCTAACATCAGATGAAGAATTTACAACCAAACGCTTCAACAAACTGAACAATCTTGAAGCCAAGATCGAAGGGAACATTCAGAAACTCGAGAAAGACATTGAGTTCTATTCTGTAAATTCGACTTGTCCAACCTGCGATCAGGCTATCAATAACAAAGAAGAAAAAGTTCATTCATGCAATAGTAAAATATCAGAACTAACCGAAGGTCTAAACAAACTCAAAGAAGAAAGTGATGCCGTTCTACAGCGAATCAATACCATCAAGACTACTCAAAAAGAACTCAAGTCTTTCGAACAAGATCTTGTGCGGATTAATACTTCTCGCAGCCAGATCAGAAAGTACATTAAGAAACTTGAGGATGAGATTACAGAGATAGAAAGCAAACCAGCCATGAGCGATGAGTTCAAGGCACAATCGAAAGAACTATTGAACGCATTACAAGGATTCAATGAAAAAAGAAAAACAGTATCTGAACAAACACAGAACTATGATATTGTCGCGCAGTTGCTTAAAGATGGCGGGATTAAGTCGAAAATCATTAAGCAGTACGTTCCAATTATAAACAAATTGGTGAATAAGTATTTGGCTGCGATGGACTTCTTTGTCAACTTCAACATTGACGAGGAGTTTAAGGAGACCATCAAGTCTCGTCACCGAGATGATTTCAGTTATGAAAACTTCTCAGAGGGTGAAAAGAAACGTATTGATCTAGCACTCTTGTTCACTTGGAGATCGGTCGCCAAATTGAAGAACAGTGTCAATACGAATTTGCTCATCTTCGACGAGGTCTTTGATGGTTCTCTTGACATCAATGGTACTGAAGAATTTATGAAGTTGATAAATATGATGAACGAAGGTACAAATATCTTTGTGATCACACATAAATCTGATCAGATGGTTGATAAGTTTAAACATACAATACGATTTGGGAAAATAAAGAATTTCTCGCAAATGGTGAACTAATATGGCAAAGATGATCAAAACATACAAGGGTGATCTTGTAGAATATGAAATCTATAAGTTGGTAGATTTTTATGATCCAATTTTGAGAGAACCAACTGTTCCTTTTAAATTTGAATCAATTGAAGACAATAAGAGAGCACATTACATTGCTTTTTCAATGGCTGAGACGTTAGGAAAACTTGAGGGTTTGGGTTTATCTTCTAATCAAGTTGGTCATAAAGAAAGATTTTGTGCAATTAATATGGGTAATGAAATTTGGACAATGTTTAATCCAGAAATTGTCACTCATTCATATGTACCGTCAAATTATCAAGAAGGATGTCTATCTTATCCTGGATTGTATTTAAAAATTGATCGTTGGGAAAACGTGACAGTAAAATTTCAAGCAATTAATGGAGATTGGGTTCAAGAAACATTTAGTGGTCTCACTGCTGTTTGCGTTCAACATGAATTAGATCACCTAGATGGAATTGTATATACAGATAAGGTGAGTTCGTTTAGATTAGAACAAGCCAAACGCAAAGTGAAGAAAAATGTAAAGAGAATTAAGATGTTCGCTGCTCAGAAAGCAGAAGCAGAAGCAAAAGCAGAAAGACAAGTTACTACACACAAACAAGCACTAAAGCCAGTGAGTGCAGAAAAGACGCCAGAAATCACAATTCTTGATCAGTTGCCGAAGGAAGAAAAATCTAGCGAAGTCTTCGTGTATAAAGTATAGGCTGCGCAAGTTATTGATTTTATTAGAGTTTTTTGCGCTTTACTTTTCGGTCATTTGAGAGGATAATGGCTGTATGAGTACGAATATTCAGACTTCTAAATCAATCCTAGCCAAACTTTTGGCGACGGAAAATATCACGGTCTCGCATCAGCAGACCAAGACTGCATACTTTGATCTCAAGTCACGCACGATGGTCCTTCCTATATGGAAAGACATGGATGGCGATCTCTATGACTTGTTGACAGGTCACGAAGTCGGTCATGCTCTGAATACTCCCGAGCAAGGTTGGCACGATCAAGTTGCCAGCAGCAGCAAGAAATACAAAGATTTCTTGAATGTCATCGAAGATGCGCGCATCGAGAAACTTGTCAAGCGCAAGTTTCCTGGTCTTGCCAAGGCTTTTGCTCGTGCTTATGCGTCTCTCTATGAGCGTGACTTCTTCGGCATCAAGAAACTCGGCGATCTCAACAAGTTGAATTTGATCGACCGTATCAATTTGCGATTCAAGATGGGCGCACACGTTGTTGTTGAATTCAATGACGCCGAGCGCGACATAGTGCGCGAAGTCGAAAATGCCGAAACCTGGGATCAAGTTGTTGACATTGCGCGACGTGTGTTTGACTATGTCAAAGAGCACGAACAAGACAAAATTCAGAACAAGAATGACCTGATGAATGCCTTTGCTCCGCCGCAAATCGAAGACGGCGATTCCGAAATAGAATCAGAAGATTCATTCGACGAAGAAGATGATGAGTTTCGTGACGGCGACGAAGCCAGCGATTCTGCTGATTCTGATGAGGAATCAGATCTTGGTGAAGAATCAGATGGCGAAGATTCTGACAGCACTGATGAGAGTGAGGAAGAGTCTGACGAAGAGGAAAAAACTTCTTCCAAGACTGTGAACAATGGCGATTCAGAAGATGATGGTGAGCCGCATTCTGTCACCGATCAAATTTTCCGCCAGCGCGAGGGCGAACTCGTCAATTCCTCTGGCAAAGTTTTCATGTTCAATCTTCCTGAAGCGAATCTTGAGAACATTATTCTTCCGAACACGGAAGTCATGAATGATCTCGAGCGATACTTTAGAGAGCAGATTGCCGATCCGTACAAACCATATGGTCGAAATCACATCTCTTATGAGACTGTTGTGCAGAAGTCTGTTCGTCGTTTCAATGCTGCGAACAAGAAAGTCATTATGCATATTCTCAAAGAGTTTGAGATGCGCAAGAAAGCCAGCGAGTATGCTCGAACGCAGACTGCTCGCACTGGCCCC